CTGGCTGTTTGCATTATAGCACATGCGACATGGGAGGTCTATCCCATGCCGCGTAAAACCATGAGCATACAGTTCCCCAGTCTCGGGGTGGTAAGGCGGTTTGGCCTTCGTGTCGAGGGGCGACAGTCGGAATACGCCAGCCCCTACGCTGTCAACGTGCGTCTGGAGGACGGGCTAACGAACCGGTTACGAGGTGGTTCCTTCGCGGGAGTCGCCGCAAGTGCTGCCGTGGACATAGTGTACCGCGACCGGTTACTGACGTTCGACTATAACGCGATTACCGCTACCCGGATGGGCGACCAGACCGACACGACCTTCAGCGCGGACGTATCGGACCTGGCTCGCCCGGCTCTCTTCCAGCTATCAGAGGCGGGAGCGGTCGGGGAAGACGTGGTGGCGCTGGTTCAGCACAAGGACTCGTACTTGCTTGGGTTCACCGCCGGCGAAACCTGGGTCATGCGGGGCGACCCGCTGACCGGTTCCTTGCGGAATGTCTCACGCGAGGTGGGGATTATCTCTGCTAGAGCCTGGTGTAAGAACCACGACACGGTTTACTTCCTCTCTTCACGGGGGTTGTATTCGGTCGGAGCGGACGGGAGCGGGTTGCAAGCTATCTCCGAGGATAAGATTCCCGAGGAACTGACCGGGGTGTCGGACTCAGCGTGCGTCCTGAACTACAACCACGCGGATCGAGGTGTTTACATCCACCTGACATCCGGGGTGTCTTGGTTTTTCGATGTGGAGCGGGACGGTTTCTGGCCGTTCACGGATTCCACCGACAGCCACGTTCTGATTGGCCCAATGCGCATTGGCGCACCCGACCGTTATGGCAAGGTACTCCGTTTGCATGGGAGGACTGCCGAGAACAGCGACGATGTGATTTGGCGACTTGTCCCTGGTGACACGGCAGAAGAGGCCGCGGCTAACGGGAAAGCGGCGATTGTGGCCTCGTTGGCAGGTGGCGACTTCTCCAGCTACTTCACGAGTTCAGGCACGTGGACGGCCGGAATAAACCACCAGGCTTACCCGAGGGATAGGGCTCAGTGGGTCGTTTTGTGGCTAAGTAGCGAAGGGACTTGGGCTTGGGAAGGCGCGTCGATGGTCGTTACAGCATCGGGAGGTTGGCGTTAATGAACAGGCTCAGTCAAAGCGCGTTCGACCGACCAACCAAGCTTACAAAGGCGAGCCGTCAAAGTTACGCGCTTGATTCCCAGTTCCTCAGCCCAAGAGACAAGAGGTTGGGTTTTTCCCTGGAACGTAATCAGGTGATTTGTGCGCTTGTTGCGAGTCTGCTCCGCCCAAGTGGCCCACTTGCAGTTATTCTCCGAATATCCAAGAGAGTTGTCGATTCTCTCAATACTGTGTTTGGACGATGGTCGCGGTCCCATATCTTCGTAAAACGCCGCAAACGATTCCCGCCAGTGGTCGCAAACCCTAATGTCTCGACCCCCGTAATTACCATATTGGCGATCGTTGGTGTTATAGCAGCGCTTGAACATGCTCCTCCACGCTTCGTATTCGGGCGTATGGCTCATTCCATGAGTGGTGTGCCGAGCCGCGACCGTCTCGTGTTGGAGGCACCCGCCACTTTGCGTGCTTCCTTTGCTAAGACTTGTGCTTCGCACGGTGTGTTCCTTACCGCAGTCGCATTTGCAACGCCATGTGGCTTGGCGGCGATTGGTGAGGCCAGCGTAAGTAAGCACAATCAACCTTCCGAAACGCTGCCCAGTCAAGTCTATGACGCGGGGCGGAATAGCGGTAGAATCCACAGTAGCCATGTTCCTGTCTCCTTGGGCATAAGGAATGTGGTTAGAACAGTCATGCAGCATCAACTGCGTGGCTGTTCGCATTGTAGCCTAACGGCAACCGAAAGGCAATAATATGGCTGTACCTGCTGTTCCCGCGCAACCGCCAGGCCAGAACCAAATCCTTCTGCCGGATATTGCGAATCCGTATCTGAGCGTCTGGTGGACCGCGCAAACGGTTTCCGGTGTGCCCGAGAACGTCATGGGATGGCTCGTTGCGCAGGGGTGGGAAATCACGGACATAGCCACGGACAACACCACCACGCCACCTACGGCCTATTACGCGCTGGGCAAGCAGGGAATGGAGCCCTGGCAGGTTCTACTGAGCCTCTGCAACTCATACACCGTCGCTGCGAATGATGCACGCGACGCCAACGAAATCCGCTACAACGAGATAGTGGCGAACTGGACTGAGATGATATCCAGTTCGCAGTCGCACTTCGCGTCGCAGATAGCGGAGCAAAACACCCAGGCTGGCGTCTATCTCGGGGATTTGGATACCTACATGAGCGCGATCGAGGCGCTCATAGACGACAACAGAAGCCAGATTGTTCTCGACGCTCAAACGGCGACGACCGCCCTGGAGGCGATGGACGGCAAACTCGCTGACGTGGAGTCGAATGCCGACGCCAACGCGACGACCATCGGTGCCCTACTCACGGCGCAGGCTGGGTATTTGAGCAGCTTTCTGACGGACTTCGCAAGCAAGTTGACGGAACTGGACACGAATTATACCAATCACCTGGCGACGATCACGCCGCTGTTGTCCAGTGCCACCAACCAATTGGCGTCATTCATTACCGACCAGGCTGCGCAATGGTCGTCGCTGGAAACAGAAGAGGGGTTGGCGAAAACGGAGATCGAGTTACTGCTGGCCGACGAGGTTTCGTCACTTGCCGACCACCTGAGCGAGTACGCCACGAAATTGGCCGAACCCGAAGTTCACGGTGACACGACGCGAACGGCAGTGGAGGCATTGATCGACGACAGGGCAACGGCCCTGGCCGCATATCTCACCGATTACGCCACTCAGATTGCGTATCTGGCGACGGATTTCGCGTCACACAATACCAATGCGCTGGCGCAAATTGGTGCGGCGGAGGATGTGCTGGAAGTGCATGTCACGGACTACGATGCACACCTCGCTATTCTGGCGATCAACTATACGGACCATGCTTCCACGCTGACGGGGTTGCTGGCAACCGCGAGCACGAACGCGGAAACATTCGTGTCGGACGCGGGCAGTGTGCTCGATTCGATGGCGGCTGATTACACCGATCTGACGACAGACCTAGATGCCTTGATGGCATCGGTGACATCCCTGTCCGCTACTCACGCAACAGATTACAGTGCCGTGTTGGACCTGCTGGAATTTGACTACACCACGCACGTTAGCACGGCGACCGGTTTTCTAACGGCCTTGGGTGCCACCGAACTGGCAAGGATCAACGAGCAATTTACGGCTAGTCTTTCCGTTCAGTTGCAAGACCTCATTGACAGAGGGCTCTATAGCGCGGCTGTGGCGGTGGACATGACCGCCCGCAACGCCCGCGACCGAGACGAGCAGATTCAGGCACTCAACGACCGGCTAAACCGGGAAAAGTGGGAAAACCAGCACCGCCTCTACGAACAGCAAGTCGCCATGCGGGGGCGAACCCTTGATGGCAAGGACCGCATTCATACAGTGCAACAGGAAGTTCTGCAATACCAGGCAGCACAGGTCACCGGCACATACACTCTGTTGCAGGAGACACGCACACGCACTCTAGCCGGTAAGCAGGCGATTCTGGGGGCGCAGGACGCCAATACACGTCTGGGCATCGAAGTGCAGTCTGGCTTGTACGCGAAAATGCAAGACGTGCGCCTCAAAACGATGGAAGCGGCGGATCGAGTGTACCAGCTTCGAGACGTATTGGCGAAATGGTCCAACGAAGAAACACACCGACTGTATGGCGAGCAATTGCAGACTCGGCTAAAGGCGGCCGAGGCGGAGGATCGCAAGCACGTCGTCAACCAGGAGATACTTGCAGGCACTGTAAACCTGCGAATACAGCTTCACGAACAGTTGATGAACGAGGTGCGGCTTGTACTTGATGGGCTGGATCGCGAGCGAGCCGCAACAAGTGATGTGGCCAAGCTCGGGATAGCCACCAGGGAGCGGCTGTTCGGGGCGATACAGGGCGTGTTGACGGCGATTCTCGCTGGCCTTGAACGCAAACACGGCCTGTCCGTGGACGTGTGGCGGGCCGAAGCGACGCAGCGAGACCGACTCCTGGAACAAGTACAGCAGATCGAGGCCCAGCACCTTGCGGGCATCGACAAGCAGCACGCGGCCCAGCAGGACGTATCTCGCGTGGCAATGTCCGAGCGGGACACGCTGCTGGCCCAACTACAGGACGCCGTAAAAGCCATCCTTACTGGCAAGGAGCGGTATTCGGCCATGCTGATGCAGAACGCTTCCACCCTGGCCGAACACAAGCATCGGGCCATTGCCGAGCAGATGAACACGGCGGTGGCGCGGCTCGAAGGCTGGAAGACTATTGCCGACCAGAACCGGCAACTAATGGCGTACCAGCTAGACGAGCGAAACAAACTACTAGTCGGGATTTATGGATTTGTGGAGAGGCGTGAGGACCACTCCCCTGAGTGGGCCGATATGGCCAAAATGGTGGCTAGTTTGGGAGACAGTAGCGGTGGCTGGATAACACCATAGGGGTGTAGGCAACTACACTACGGGGTGGAGACGTGTCGATGGCGACTAGGAATGCAGGATCGAATCGGTGGCGTGGTCAGGGCCTTCTTGAGGCTCCAGCCGCGATTGAGCCTCGTGCTGAGCGCCATGTGCCCAATCCCCAGTCTGCGTGCCCACTCCCGAAGACACAGGGTTTCGCCGTTGTAGGTAATCAGCCTGGCCTTGCGGCTATTGTGGGATTGCTCCATCTTCGTGGCCCAGCGGCAATTGTCCGGTTCGTAATTGCCGTCGTTGTCAATGCGGTCGATTGTGTGTTCAGGAGACGGCTTCGGTCCCATGTCCGCCAGGAAGTTGACGAACGAGTCTTTCCAGCGGCCGCAGACCGTAATGTTTCGGCCCCCGTACAAATGGTAGTACGGAGTATTCGGGTTGTAACAGCGGCGCTTCATCTCCTGCCAAGTCGTGTATTCGGGCGTCTTCTCGCCTCCACTGCAAGCACCGCCGGAACCCCTGCGTTTGCATCCACAGGAAACGGTGCTTCCCTTTCGGAGGTCGCTGCCAGCACCGACCGTGAACTGGCCGCAAGCGCAACGGCACCGCCAGTATGCCAACCCTCGGCGAGATTCGGCAAAGTCCACCACGGTCAATCTACCGTAAACATTCCCAGTTTCGTTTTTCCGGTAGGTGCAGCCGCAGGATTGAATGGTCCCGTTGCGCAGGGCTCTTCCGCACAC